GGTCTTGCGCTTGTGGGTTGCTGAGGAAGTCCTCCGGCGTCAGCCGCCGGCCGAGCCATCGTTGCGTCCACGGCCCGACGTTCTCGCCCATCACCTGGTATTTGCCGTAGGCGCGGTCGCCGGTCTTGGCGATGACAGGCCCGAGAGCGTCATATCGGCCGCCGCTTTCGATCCCGGCAATCGCCTCCTTGGCGGCATTGATGTCCGAGCGCGGGCCAAGCGTGCGCAGGTTCTTGATCTTCTCGCCGTAGACTCGGCCGAGCTCCTGCGCATCGTCGTCCCGCCCCAGCCTGGCAAGCCCGTCGATGCGCGCCTTCATCATGTTCAGTTCCGCCCGCTCCAGGAACAGGGCCTTTTCATGCGGCAGCATGCCGGTCCGGTTGACGCGCTCGGACAATTCCTGATAGCGCGCGTCGTAGCTGTCGGGATCGGCGGTCACCGCCGGCAATAACTGATCCTGATAGATCGTCAGTTGCCCATCCTCGTAACCGCGCCGCGCCTTGTGCTCGAAATTCGCCCCGGCGAGCGAATAGCTTCGCGTGTAGCCGGCCAGCCGCACCCGGTATTTCTGCTGCAGCGGCGGTGGCAGCGAGCGGATGTATTGCTCGCCTTCCGGCCCGAAGGTGCCGCCCATGAAGTTCTTGTTGAAGTCCTTGCCGGTCGGGTCGGCGTTCTGCTTCGCCTCCGTCATCCGCTCGTCCATGCGCTGCAGGAACTCGTGCTCCTTGATCTGCGCGTCGAATTCGGCCTGCCGGTCCTGCTCCTCGCGCATCCGCCCGCCGAGCATGGCCAGCGTCGAGCCGAGCCCGGCGAGTTCGCGCCCGATATTGGCGCCGAACTGGTCGCCGGTCGCCTGCCCGACCGGGAACGCCGCGGCCACCCGCTCCCGCGACTGGAAGTATGGGATCGGAATCGCCATGAGCTATTGCATCCAGACGGGCGTGAACGCCCTTTAGACCCACAAATTCGACATTCCGCCGCCGGTCCCGGAGCGCCCGTAGCCGAAGCTGCCGAGGCCTGAGAGCAGCCGCGTCGCCCCGCCGATATAGCCGCCGGTCCTCGCCGCCTCTGCCTCCGCGCGGAATCGCTGCGCATTGTTGAGGTGGCCGATGGCCGCGACGTTGCCCTCGTGCGCGAGCGTCAGCACGTCGAGATCCTGGTTCGCCGCCGACTGCTGCGCGACGTCGAACAGCGAGCCGGAATAGCCGAAGCCGCTTTCGCCGATCGCGGCGCGCTGCAGGCCGAGATTGCGGCGCATCTCGCGTGTCGCCTGCTCGGCCTGGGCTGCACCTTCCTCGCGCCGCTGCTGCGCGAGCTGGGCCTGCACCTGCGCGTTGTAGTTGGCGGCATTGGCCTGCGCCTGGCCGGCATAGATCGAGCCCATCGCCGACATCGCGGCGCCGGCAACTCCCAGCACGGCAGGAAGGAAGGACATCTATCTCACCCGCGCATAGAGCCGGAAGTCGCGGCCCTCGACGAATTTCCGCATCAGCCCCTCGCTTTCAAAGCCGAGCGCATTGACCCAACGATGCGCCCGCTCCCAGCTCTCCTCGACGTGGCATTCGATGCGCGCAAAGCCGGCATCCTCGAGCATGCGCCGCGCCATGGCGGTGATCATCACGCCGCCGACCGGGTCATGCATCGCGCGCTCGCTGAGCAGCGCCCAGGCGGCGGCGTTGCCGCGCCAGCGCACGGCGAGCCCGACCGCGCCGAGCGGCCCGGCCGCATCGTAGGCGACGAAGCCGGGCCCGGCCGCAAGCATCGCCGCGTAATCGGCTTCGCTCGAGCCGGTGGTCAGCAGCGCCGCCGCCTGCCGCGGCTGCGGCCGGATCGCTTGCAGCTCGCCAACCGCGGTGAGCGGACGGATGTCAAGCGTCATTGGTCGACACCTGCGGGACGATCGCTGTCACCGTCATCGGCAGCGGCTGGTCGGCCACGATGCAGATGTGGCCCTCCCGGCTCCAGTCGCCGTCGAGCGACATGCGGATGTCGCCGGTGAAGAGGTCGGGCGCCTCGTCCATCTCCATGGCGCTCGAGCGATAGAGGATCTCGGACAGCCGGTCGAAGCGCGTGCCGACCCGGCCGCCGAGCGTGGTGTCGAGGCGTAAGACCACTTTCGCGATCCGCTTGATGCGCCCTTGCGCGGTGCCGTCGCTTGCGCCGGCCTCGACCCGCATGGTCTGCAGCCGCGACGCATAGGGGAGCCCGATATGCACCTTGCGCGCGGCCGGCTCGCTCAGCGTCACCTGCCCGCCGAGCACAGTCTGCGGTGGGAGAACCGCGCCGTCGGCGAGGATATGCACGGTTTCTCCATTGAGATGATCGAGCCCGGAAAATACCGTCTGCGGCGCGCCCGCCACGCTGTAGCTGACGCCGCAGTCGACATAGAAGGCATCGTCCTTGCTCGCCCCGCGCGCCAACGGCCGCTCCAGGATCTCGATATAGCGCCTGGTCGTTCCATTGACGGTGCGGCGCACGATCAGCCACAGATCGTCGTGCGTCCCGTCGGGATGCGGGATGGACGCGCAGCTCTCGACGAAGCCGTCGCCGCCGAGCGGATGCCGGTGCCAGCCGACCACGCCGCGGTCGCGGTTGTGGGTAAGCGCATGCAATTCGCCTGCCCCCGTCGCCACCCACAGGATCGAATCCGGCTCCTGCTGGTAGCAGCAGTCGATCACGCCGTTCGCCAGTATGTGGTCGGCGAGGATCGTCAGGTCGGGCGCGACGTAGCGATCCTCCTCCAGCGCGAAGCGGTATTCGTGGATCTTGCGGCCGTGCCGCTGCACGAACAGCGCCACGTTGCCGATGCGGATCGCCTGCAGGCGCTGCGAGCCGACGCTGGTCATCACCACGGCGGTGGCGTTGGTGGAGGAGAACGGCTGGTTTTCGGTCGCGCCGGCAACGATCACCTCGGAGCCGGCGGTGCCGACGGCGAGCGCATTGGCGATCGGCATCATCCAGCGGATCTCGTCGACGCTCTCGGTCGCCATCGCCAGCACCAACGCCGCATCCGGCGTGAAGTCGGGTCCGATCTTGCGGTTGTGGCTGAAGAAGTCGCCGACCTGGGAAGCGTAGATGGTGCGGCCCTTGCCAAAAAATAATCTTTCCTTGTAGAGCGCGGCCGTGGTCGGCCAGCCGTCCGCGTCCGACCACGCCTCGAACGCCCACCACTTGGTCGGGTTGGCGACCACGCCGGCTTGCGGATAGGTTGCGCTCTCGTCCGGCAGCCGTTTGACGACCGTGGCCTGCGCGACGGTGGCCGAGGCGATGGCGGTGATCGCGGCAAGGCCGTAGTTGGAATGCAGATATTCCCAATCGATGACGCCATCGTTGCCGATGCCGCGATCGTGGATCGGCGGCGCCGCGCCGGTCGCGCCGGTGATCGGCCCTCTGCACAGGTAGATGTTGCCGGCGTTGCGTCTGGGGACAACGTCGATGTCGCCTCCCCCGACGCCGAGCCCGGGTTGCCAGGAGCCGACGGCGGCGAGGTTCTCCGGTTCGAGATAGACCAGCTTGCCGATGTCGGCGTCGGTAAACAGCGCCGCCGAAGCGGTGAGCGTGATCGCGCCGGTCGCGGCCGAGGCCACCAGCGTGATCGCCTCGTCGCTGCGCAGGTCGTGGAATGGCCCCTCGAGATTGTCGTACACCGGGAACGTCCAATCGATCGCGCCCGCGCGCCGCAGTTGCCGCGGCTGCTGGTCGCCCTTCACGCTCACCACGAACAGCACGTCGGCCGACTGCACGGTCTGCAATGCGAATGTGCCCTGCGGCGCGATCAGGTCGGCTTCCGCATACGGCGTCGCCACTTCGAGCGGCGCGCCGCCCGACATGAGCGGCGCGCGGTTGACGAACAGGCGTAGGTAATTCTCGCCCCATTCGACGATGTAGCTCTGCTCCTCGTTGAACTGGAACGTCGACAGCCAGGTGCGCTTGCTCTGATCCTTCACCTCGGCGACAAAGCGCGTCCCGCCGCGCCGCACCGCCGGCCCCGGCACGGTCGGGATGAAGTTTTCCAGCGTCTTGGCGCCAGTGAAATACTTCTCCTGGTCGACGCGGCCGTCGATCGCGGGCGAGAATTCGCCGCCGTTAAAGCTCTGCCAAATGGCATAGTGCCGCGCCATCTACAGCCGACCCCAAATCCAGGCATCGTCGGGAATCGGCTCCGGCGGATTCTCGATCGCGCCGGCGCGCTTGGCGCGCGTGATGGCGTACTGGAATTCCTTCAGCAGCAATTCGCGCCGGTCGGTCCCGCCCTCGGTCATCGGCACGTTCAATTCGACCGCGAGCTTGCAGGCGAGCGCATTGTCGAACAGCGCGTCCTGCGCCTCCTCGGTGTCGGCGATGTAGATGATCGGCAGCGGCGCGCCCTGGTCGGTGAACACTTGTCCGCCCTCGACATGCCACGGTTGCAGCGGGCCGGTGACATAGGGACGCCGCACCGGGAAGGCGTACCATTCGCCGACGTAGATCAGGCGGATGAAGTCGGCCGGTAGCTGATAGCGCAGCGCATAACCCCAGTCGGGCGGCTCGGCGAGCGCCGGCAGTTTGCAGCGCCGGGTGGCGAAGTTCCAGCCGTACTCGCGCAGCAAGGCGCGCCGCTCGATGTCGTACATGGAATTGACGGCGCGCCCTTCCGGGGTGTCGTCGGTCAGATCGATGATGCGCGCGGCGCCGACCTTGGTCAGCGCGCGGTTGGCGATTGCCGTGCGGGACGCGCTCATGGCTCAGCGCTCCAGATGTTGCGGCTTAGCTCATGATGCGTTCTAAGACGCGCGTAGACGCGCTCATGCCGGCGGCCACCGATCCTCGAGCGCGGCGTTCCTGATCTCCTCGACCAGCCGAGCGAACTCGGCGCGGTCGAGGCCGCCGGTCAAGTCGACGGCGATCTCGACGCCGGCGCCGGCAAGGGTGGCCGTGGCGCTCTCCACCACTGCGGTCTTCTGCCCGCCTTTGGCGAGCCTGTAGAAACGAGCCATGACGATCCTCCTATTAAACCCCCGGCGGGAAATGCGCGTATGGATGCGTGGGCGGAAGCAGGCTTGGCAGGCGCGCATCATGCGCCAGCCAGCCCTCCATTTTTTCTTGATCGGACAGCGAAAGAAGACTGGTCACCAGGATATGGCGCACGATGCCGCTGAGAAGGTTTGTCGCCGTGGTGGCAGTGCTCGCCCCGATGCGCAGCCGGGTCGCGACGGTGTTGAGCGTCGCATCGTCCGTTCCGACCTGCGCGCCGTTCTGGCGCAGCGTGAACAGCATGGCATCGAAGCGAGCGCCCAGGATGCTGAAACTGCCGCTGCCGATGCCGCCGCCGGTGACAATACCGCCGGCCCCATCCTGCATCTGCGCACCGGTGCCCACGCGCCGCACGACACGGAAGCTGTCGGCGCTGCCCCCATATCCGAAAACGGTTATAGTCACCCCGGATATGCGCCGCCACAGCGTCCATACTTCGCACGGCACGGCGGCGACCGGCAGGCTACCGGTCCCGATCAGCGTCAATTCATCGTCGAGGCCGTCGAACGTCACGCCGCCGACACCGTTGAAGGAGGTTGCCGACATCGCCGGCTGCTTGGCCGGGCTCGCCTGCACGGGCGTATTGCCGGCAATGCGGTCGGCCCATGCGCTAACCGGCGTCTCACCCAAGTCGTCGGCGTTCCACCACGCCAGCAGACCCGCGCCGAGATCGGCCGGCGTCCACAGCGTGGCCGGGGCATCGGGCCAGTAGCCTTCGTCGATATGCTGGCGCAGGTCGGTGAGGAGACGCACGAACTCGGCCGTGCTCATGCCGTCGGCGTCGACCGCGATCTCGACGCTGCCGCCCTGCGCGGAAGCCGCCGCCACGACGGCGGTTTTCTGGCCTCCCTGCGACAGGCTGAAGTAGCGCACGGTCACGGGCGAGCTTCCTTCAGAATTTGGCACCGAGCGCGCGCCAGCGATTGTTCATCTTCATCAGTTGCAAGGTCTCGACACCGTTCAGCGTCACATCCACTCCACCTGAGAACGTGAACCTGTTCGTGCCTGTGGAGGAGGCGCTGTCGTGCTTCAGGGTGATCGCGGTCGAGGTCGTATTATGCAGGATGAGGATGCGCCCGGCATTGCCGCCCTCCGGCGCCACTCCGGTGATGTTCACCGGCGTCGTCGCACTGATCAGCCAGACGGCAGCTGCCGCCCCGGCGTCCGGCGCCCAGTTGTTCACGTCGGCGCCGAGGGCGGCTGGCGTTATGATGGTGGAGAGCCGTACGTAGCCGGTAAAGATCGGATTGGCGAGCGGCGCCTTCAGCGCCAGGTCGCTGACCAGGTTGGTGACATCGGCCTGCGCGTGCGTGTGCGCCGCCGTCACATAGCCCTGCGCCTTCACGAACGCCGTGGTCGCGATGCTGGTGTCGTTGTCGGCTGCGGCCGGCGTCGGCGCCTGCGGATCGCCGGTGAATACCGGCGAGGCGAGCGGGGCCTTGAGATCGAGCGCTGCCTGCGTGGCGTCGCCGATCGGCTTGTCGGCGTCGCTGGTATTGTCGACATTGCCAAGACCCACCTGCGGCGCCGTCACCGCATGCGGGTTGTCGGTGCGCAGCCGCGCATAGCCCGGGAAGCCTTCGCGGGCGCGCGAGGTGTAGGGAACATCGCTCGACCAGTGCCGGCTCGGCATTCGCTTGCCTCCAGGCAAAAAGATGGGGGCGCAAAGGCAGAGCGCCCCCAGTCTGGCACTAACGAAAGGGCGTTCACGCCCGTCTTGACGTTTATTGCGTGTATTTGACCGATACGGCGATCGTGCCGGTGGCGTCGGCCGCCGCGGTGAGCGTCAGCGCCAGGTCGTAGTTGCGGCCCGGGTCCGACGTGAGCCCGAGCTTCTGCCATACCGCCTGTGTCGAGGTGGCGACGGTATAGACGCCAGACTCGTACATCTGGTTGGTGCCGGCAACGATCGCCGCCGAACCGAGCGCCAGCGCCGAACAGAACAGATCGACGTCGGCCGCAGCGCCGCCGTTCTGCGTCGTCTGGTACAGCCCGAGATCGCCGGCCGTGGTGGTGCCGATGTCGGGCGCTTCGATGCCGACATGCTTTATGACGGCATTGGAGGGGACTTCGCAGATCAAGTATTTCGAGGCGATGCTGTCGCCCGACGTGATGGCGACGGTACCGACGCTTTCCTTGAGGTTGGCGCCCGTGAGCGCGCCAGAGCTCAAGACCACCGGCGAAGCATCGCGGTTCGAGATCTGTGTGGATTTTACCGTAACGACTGCCATGGGTGCCTCCTATTCCGCACAGATGATTTCGACGACCTTGCCTTCCTCCAGCCGCGTCGCGCCGATGGTGGCGACGGAATAGAGTTGGTAAGGCTCGTTGCGCAGGTCGTGGCGGGTCGACACCGAGTGCCGGATATCCTGCCAGGTGCCGAGATGCATGCCCGACTTCGCCCACGCCGGCACGCGCCGGAACGTGCTCGTGTTGAGCCCGAGCCGCTGCGTGTTGACGAAATTGAACCCCATGAACGAGGTGATCCGTCCGTCCACCAGCACCGGCCGCGTATTGTAGTCGAGCGAGATCGCCTGCTGCTCGCCGAGCAGGTCGTCATGCTGCTGCGCCGTGATCGCGACGTAGAGCGTGTCGGCCTCGATGTCGACCTCGTTGGTCATCAGCAACCGCTTGGCCTCGCGCAATTTGGCGATGGTCAAGCCGGTATTGCTGGCGCCCCCGTAGTCGACGGCGACTTGATTGGCGGCAGGGAAGGACGTCGTGGTGGCGCCGGTTTCCCCGGTCTTGGCGTCGCCGAAGAAGGCGGCGATGATCTCATCGTCCATGGCGCGGCCGAGCGCATAGGTCGCGTTCTCGGTATAGGCCGATTTCGGATCGATGATCAGCCGCAGCATATCGAGCGTGTCGATCAGCTGCGGAACGTCGTAGTCGGCGGGGAACACCCAGCGCCGGTCGGTGGGAGCGTCGATGCGCGGCATCGGCGCGAACCGCGAGGAGACGCGGGTTGCCGCAATGGCGCCGATCTGGTCGACCGGCGAGGCCTGCTTGCCGACCGCAGAACCGTTCATCACGGTGTTGCGGAGCTTGCTTCCTTTCTGCTGCAGCAGCAGGTCGACGTTCGTGGAGAACGTCGAGACGTAGTTGTTGATGAGATTGGCAGACATTCCTGCCCTCCGATGAACTGAGTTGCGTTCGTCGAAGGGGTTGCCCGCCGAGCTAGCGGACCAGCCGATCAAGGCCGGTTGCCCGCATCGTCACGGACCCGTTCTCGGCGCCTTACGCTGCGCCGTCGTCTCGCCGCGTCTGTTCCGCGGATGTCAGCGGGGCCTTGCGGCTTGTCCGCTTGTAGACTGGCCGCTTGCGCCGGCTATGCACGGCGGGGCCTTCCGGCTTGTCCGCCGCGTCGTCGACCCAAGCTTCCAGAATTCTCGCTCGCTCGATCAATTGCTCGGGCGCAAGATCGTGCCGGTGCACCAGCGTCAGCAGCGCGAGCCGCGTCCTGCTCATGTATGCGCGCTCATGCCGTCCCGCCGCCGGCGATGGTTTGCAGCCGCT